GAGGCGGAGTTCATAAACGGCAGCTCCAACGTGTACAAGGGGACAGCAAAACTCCTGGTGGAACCGGAACTGGCGGCCCAGGAGGACGCATGGTATCTCCTGTGTACCAGGAGGTCCCTGAAACCTATCATCTACCAGGAACGCAAGAAGATAAAGCTGGTCAGCAAGACGGCGGATAATGATGACAATGTATTCATGCGGGACGAATTCCTGTACGGCGCGGACGGCCGCAATAACGTAGGTTACGGTTTCTGGCAGATGGCTTACGGAAGCACTGGGGAATCAAGCTAAGGGAGAGGACAGACATGGCATACTGTGAAGCGGGGGATGTCATGGACATGCTGAAGGAGGATGCCATGAACCCTATTATCGGTGACCGGTACATTGAGGACCCCCAAAAGCGCCGGGAGATGCTGGAACCCCTGGCCTGTGAGGCCATCGGGGATGCGGATGCGGAGATAGACGGGTACCTGATGAAGCGGTACCCGGTCCCCATGTCCCCCGTGCCGGCGGTTATCCGGAAGTATTCAAAGGACATCGCGGTTTATAACCTGATTTCCCGGGCGGGAATCGACGAAGGGGAACGGGAGAACAACTACCTGACGCGGTATAAGAACGCCATTGCGTTCTTAACAAAGGTGGCAAAAGGTGAAACCGACATCGTGAAGGAAGGGACGGACCCATCGAAGGCGGCAGCGGAGGGATTTCGCATTTCATCCAGCCCGAGGCTGTTTTCCAGGGCAACCATGAGGGGACTTTAAGATGCGAATGACCACAACCCTGTCCGGGGATTTTCCGGAGCTTCAGAAAAAGCTGGCGGGCTTGTCGGACATAAAACGATCCGCACTCATGAAGGATGTGGCGGAGGGGCTGCGGTCCACCACCATGGACCGGTTTCGGAGCAGAAAAAGCCCGGAGGGGAAGCCCTGGCCTGTCTCCCTGCGGGAACAGGAGGGACAGGGCATCACGCTGACCCAGACCACCCGCCTGAAGCAGTCCATCCGGGCCATCGCGGATTCCACCGGAGCGGCGGTGGGGACCAATACCATTTACGCGGCCACGCACCAGTACGGGGATGAGAGGACCATCCGGGCCAAGAAGGCAAAGTACCTGAGGTTCCGGTACAAGGGTGTGTGGGTCACGGCAAAGAGGGTGACCATCCATATCCCTGCAAGGCCATTTTTAGGGATTTCAGATGAGGACCTGCAGGAAATCCGAAGCGAAGTGGAATACGCAGTCAGGAGGGCCTGATGAGACGGGAAAAGGAATACCTGAAGGAATGCCTTGAAAAGGCAGGAATCAAAAATGAAGTGATTACCACCTGGAAACGGCTGCAGCTGAAGACGGACAGCCATGTGGGAGCGGTGCTGCGGGAAGGCCAGACCATCACGCGAGACGGCTCAAAACGCAACTATGAAGACCAAAACGGGGTTCGGTGCGTGCGGACCAAGGTCTATGCCGTGGACACCCGCTTCAAGGTGGTCATCGGGGAATATTCGGAGGAGGCCTGTGAGGCCATCTTCCTGGCGTTCTTAGAAGCGCTGGGACAAGGAATCCGTCTGGATGGAAACTATGTGGACATTGAACTGGGAGAGGTGGAGTGGGTCGATAAGGAGGACAGCATCCTGAAGGCCAACATCGCATGCCAGATACCGGTCACCTTCCACGGGGGCATTTACCGGGATGACAAAAAGAAAGCGGCATCGGTCGGAGGAATCCGGCCGGCCTGAGAAAGGGAAAGGAAAAAGGCAATGGCAAAGGAAGAAAAGGGGACGGGCGCGGAGACCGCAGCAGAACCGGCTGTGCCTGTCCATGAGACCATAGAACACTGGTACAACGTGCACGGCACGGGTCCGGCCGTCTACGCCGGCACCCTGTGCCTGAAGGGCTGGAGGCCCGGGAAACAGGTGACGGAGCAGGAATACCTGGAAGCCGTCACTGCATTTAAGGAGGGACCCATGGCAGGAACGGGAGGAACAAGATGAGCTTGAGGGACGTGACATTTGTTGTGGAGGACGGGAGCCTGGGCAATTCCGGAAGCACCGGGACCGGGGTCCACGTAAAGATTGGGGCTTCCCCGGTTGAGACAACGGTCCCCATCCTGATTACAGGGAGCATGAAACCGGAGCAGATGAAGGAAAAGCTGGGGCTCAGCCCCCTGGCGGACGCCTGCATTGACAGCGTTGAGAACGGGGCATCCCGGATTTACTGCGTGCCGGTCCGTCCGGAGACCGCAGGTACCAACGGGGAGGTTGCCCACAGCGGGACGGGGGGAGGGACCGTAAGCGTAAGCGGGACACCGAACAACGCATATGATATCATCCTGAAGATAACGGAGGACGGACCGCCCAATACGGCAGCCTTCTGCTGCTCCGTCAATGGCGGATACAGCTACGAAGCGGAGGAGACCATCCCGCTCAGCGGGAAGAAGGAGCTTGCCGGTACCGGAATCACCCTTACATTTGCGGAAGAATTCAAGGCAGGGGATACCTACCGGTTTTCAACCACGGCCCCGGCCGTGAGCAACAGCGCGGTCCTAAAGGCGGTGGAAAGCCTGTATAACAGTGACCTGGACTTTGAGTTCATCCATGTGGCCGGGACATCCGCGAAAGCACTCTGGGCCTCCCTGGCTGCCAGTGCGGAACTGTTCCTGTCCCTGTACAGACGCCCTGTGTTCTTCCTGTGTGAGGCACGTAATAAAGGGGCGGAGGAAAGCCTGGATGAATATACCGCCGCGCTGAAGGCGGAGGCCAAGGGGATAGACAGCTATTACGTCCAGGTGTGCAGCGCCTGGTCCCAGTACACACGCTGGGACGGCCGGGAGCAGTGCATCAACAACGCCGGGATTGTGGCGGGGCTGTACGGGATAGCCGGCGTGGCCCAGTCCATAGGCCGCGTGGATACCTTTTCCATCTCGGAGGCCAAGATGACCCGGCTCATGCCGGAGGGCATTGAGGACCATATCAGCGAGCTGGATGACGCCGGCTACCTGACCTGGCGTAAGTACTACGGCATTGACGGATGCTATGTAAACAACGCGCGTGTGCTGTGCCGCGAGGGCAGCGATTACCGGTATGCGGAGCATGTGCGCGTACTGAACAAGATGATACGGGAAATCTACAAGCGGGCTGTCAACATGGTGCAGATGGATATCAGCGCCTCCGATGACATGGAGACGGATATCAACAACATCCTGGAGACCCTGAACATCCCCCTGGAAGACATGGCGGAGGCCGGGGAACTGTCAAGCGGTTCCGTGTCCATTGAGGACCTGGAGCATGTGAACATCCTGCAGGATGAGCGCCTGGACCTGGTGATATCCTTTGTGCCGAGGGGGTATGTCCGGGAATTCCGGTTCAGCCTGGCCATGGAGAACCCGTACAGGAATTAGGAGGGACTGGGAAATGGTCAACGGAAAGGTATACAGCTGGGAGGATATCACCATCAATGTCCCGGGGCTGGAGGAAATCGCCATCACGGAGATATCCTATGACTTTGAGCAGGAAGCGGAGCTCATTTACCGCAGGGGAGGCGCACCATGCGGCTATGGGACCGGAAACAAGAAGAATACGGTGAAGGTGGTCATGGGGCGTGAGGATTACAACGTGCTGTTAGCCTGGTGCAAACGGAAGGGAAAGACCCTGTCCCGCCTGCTGCTCGACAAGATAACCGTATCCTATGCCAATGAGGACCAGGACACGGTGACGGATGTCTTAAACAAGGTCATCCTTAACAAGCACAGCTTTTCCGCAAAGCAGGGGGATAAGGAGAACACGGTATCCCTGGACGGCTTTGCCTGCCGTGGCGGGAAGTTAAACGGCGTGAATTTCTAATTATAAGAAAGAGGAGAAAGAAATGGAAGCAAAGGAACTGAGAGAGCAGCTGAAGGGGACGGATGAGAAGTATTACGAGGTGACCGTCACCCTCCAGGTGGATGACGAGACGGAGGAGGACAAGACCTATTTCTTCCGTAAACCCAAAACCCCATCCTACGACCGGTACTTAAAGACGGTCCAGACCTCAAACAGCAAGGCCCTGACGGCATTCTGCCTGGATAACATCCATCCGGACCAGCGGGAGAAGCTGGAGGCGGACTTTAAGGAGTACCCGGCCATGGCATTGTCGGTTGGGGAGAAGCTGCTGGCCATGCTTGGCCTGTCAAAGGCGACCGCAGTAAAAAAGTTATAGAGGATGCGCAGGGGGAACTGGAGGCGGACTTCGTGGGGACCAGCCGGCTGCTCATCCATATGTACCTGCCTTCCGGCATGATACCGGGAGAACTGGACGGGATGGACGCGGATGACTTCATCCGCCTGGCGGGCCTGGCCAGGTGCGCACGCCGCTGGCGGCAGGATGACCTGGAACAGGGATTCACCCGGGCACTGGGAAACCTGTTCCCGGAATAAAAAAGCCCCAGTCATAGAAAGACCGGGGGCTTGCCGGTCAGCCTGGAGCGGTAAAAACGCCATGCGTTGCGGAAATCCCGTCCCATGGAGAAGGGCCGCCTGTCCTTGGGGAGATGGGCACAGGCCCACCACAGATAGGGACCACAGAACAGGAGATATGCGGTGACAAGGACGGCCATGACCACAAGGTACAGTGACAGGCTGACGGCCAGTATGAGTGCGATTATGAGCCAGAGCCCATGGAACATACAAGCGCCTCCTTTCCAAACACATCTTTATACCATCATCATAACATAAGCGAGCCCGTGACACAAGGAGGAACGAACCATGGGGATGGAATCTGTTTATAAGCTGAGCGTGGTACTGAACATGGTGGACCAGCTGACCGCCCCCATGGGGAGGGCGTCCCAGAACCTGGGTTCCCGCCTGTCGGGCCTGCAGTCCGGTTTTGGGATGGCGGCCCTGGCCGGAGGCGGGATGACGGCGGCGGGCGTGGGAATCACGAACGGGATGATGAAGATTGCCGGTTCCACCTTCGAGACACAGGATGCCCTGGCAGAGCTTAAGTCGCTGGGAATCACAGACCTGAAGGCGGTGGAGGATGCGGCCAGACAGTTTTCAGACACCTGGGCCGGGACCACAAAGGCTGATTTCATCACAGCCGCCTATGACATCAAATCGGGCATTGCGTCCCTGACGGACGAAGGGGTGGCGCAGTTCACGGAGCTGGCCGGCCTGACGGCCAAGGCCACCAAGTCCACGACCGGGGAGATGACCTCCCTGTTTGCGACCGGGTATGGCATTTATAAAGGGTATTACTCAGAACTGTCAGACCTGGAATTCGGGGAGATGTTTGCGGGCGGCATTGCGACCGCCGTCAAGGCGTATAAGACCAGCGGCTCGGAGATGGCCTCGGCCATCAGCGCCCTGGGAGGGAGCGCCACATCGGCCAATGTGCCGTTGGAGGAGCAGCTGTCCGTGCTGGGCATGCTGCAGGCCACCATGTCGGGCAGCGAGGCAGCCACCAAATATAAGGCGTTATTAAATGCCGCCACCGGGGCGGGTGAGAAGCTGGGACTCAACTTCCTGGATGCCAACAACCAACTGCGGAGCTTGCCGGAAATCCTGGGAATCCTGAAAGGTAAGTACGGCGATACCATCGACGCGGTGGAGAAGAAACAGATAAAAGAGGCCTTTGGCTCGGACGAGGCGGTGGCCGTTATCGACCTCCTGTACGGGAAGACAGGAGAGCTGCAGACGGGCATCCTGGATATGTATGATGCGCTGGGCGGAGGAAGCAGCGCTGCCCAGGAGATGGCAACGGCTATCAACGCAACGGAATCCCAGAAGTACACGGTGTTAAAGCAGCAGTTACACAACGTGACGGAGGAGCTTGGGGTGAATCTGCTGCCCACTGTGAATGACTGGATTGGGAAGGCGGGGCAGGCCGTGGGGAAGGCGTCCGAATGGATTGCGGAGAACCAGGGGCTTGCAACCGGCATCCTAAATGCGGTCCTGTTCCTCGGCATGTTCCTGACCGTGACGGGGAGTGTGACCTCTATCATCGGCATCTTCGGGACGGCGATAACACGGACCATTGGCATGGTGGGCGGCTTAAAAAGCGGCTTTGAGACCCTGCGGATTTACGGGATGTACGCCGCGGATGGAATCAAGGC